AGTGGTTGACTATCCTAGTATCAATACCACTTATCCTAGCCTTTACAGGTAACGAAGATATAGTGATGAGGGGTTTCACAGCCCTAGAAGCTATGCCTGATTTCTATAAGACAGCAGTTGGTATTGTATTCGCTGCTTCATTCGGTGTTCAATCCCTAACTAAGATGATGAAAAAGTGACTAAGACAACAGTTGGTGAAAAAAGAAAAGCTGGTAGACCTAAGAAGTCTTTGATTCAATCTAAAAAAGAAGGCAACAGGAATAAAGTTGGCAGACCTAAAGGTGATGCTGATGCTATCAAAGAATATAAAGCTAGATTACTCGCTTCTCCTAAATCAAGAAAGGTCTTAGATAGTATTCTTAATGCTGCCTTAGATGATGACCATAAGAACCAAGCTGCTGCTTGGAAGTTATTAGTAGATAGGTTAATGCCTTTATCGTACTTTGATAAGGATAAGGCTAGTGGTGGTAGGTCAGCAGTAAACATAACCATCACTGGTGTAGGTGGTGAAGTAACCCCAATAGGTGGAGAGGTCATAGAGAATGAATAACGATTATAACATTTTTTGGGGTATTATTTTTATATACTTCTTAGGTTTATTTCTTTGTGTAATGATACCTAGTGAAGCCAATGCAGTGACAGAAGTAAGCACTACAACCAACTCTGAATCAGATGTTAAATCAAAAGGTAGAACAGTAGTTATATCCCCACCACCCTCTGCTATCAGCCCTTCTATTGGTAGTTCTTCTTCTGATATATGTACATCTGGAGTCAGTGGTGCAATACAAACACAAATCTTAGGTGTGTCTACAGGTGAGACAGTACGAGATGAAAACTGTGAACGATTAAAGATTTCTAAGACCTTATACGATATGGGTATGAAGGTAGCAGCAGTATCAGTTTTATGTCAAGACAGGAGGGTCTATGATGCAATGGGTATGGCAGGAACTCCTTGTCCGTTCTTAGGTGAGATAGGTACAGCAGCTGCTAAGAAGTGGGTACTTAACCCTGAGTTAATACCAGAACCCATAATATTGGAAACAAAACAAGATGTCAGAGAGCGTCAAGGTTGGATTGCTAGCGGTATTGTTACTCTCGCTATGCTCCTATTCTTACTGTAATGAGGTCAAGCTAACTAGCCCTAACCACACTACTGTATATGATGATGGTTATGCAGAAGTACCCTTACAGTTTGTATTTCCTTTTTATGGTGAAGAGTTTGAAACCTCTTATATGTTTACGAATGGAGTAGTTGGTTTTCGTAATCCAACAGATAGTCAAGTAGAAAGCCACTGGTGCTGTGATGGTCTTGACTTAGTTAAAATGTCTGAAGATGGCACAGATATTAGTAGATATGGCTATGCTATAGCCCCATTATGGACAGACTTAATAGACTTAGAACGGGGAAACAGTGGGTTATTCACAGAAGGTGATACCTCACAACAGACTTACAGGTGGAAAAACCTAGCAGAGTTCTATGATATTACTAAGTTAAACTCTTTTGAGTTACAGATTAAGAGAGATGGTTCGTATACAGTAGACTATACTGCTGTAAACATACAAAATCATGCAATAACTATAGGAGAAACAGGGGATTTAAGTACACAGGGTTCGTACGAAGGTACTCAAAACTATTATTATCCTACGGGATACCAAGGAGTACCAGATTCATATGGCAATGAGCAGAATAGTATTAATGTTTTCAATACTCTTTGCGCCGCAAACCCTTTATACGACCCTCAATGCTCTGGATATGCAGAGGCGTATGCACAACAGCTATATACACAGGAGTGTAATAAAGACGCAACTTATGACAAAGACTGTGATGGATACGAAAAGGCTTACTTTGAACAACAGTGTATGTATGACCCGCAGTACGACAAGACTTGTAATGGTTATATAGAAATAAAAAAAGAAGAAGAAAGGTTTGAGCCAAAAGAACTTAGTATTAGAGGTGAAAACCCTATTGTAGAAATACTAGAGCTACCAGACTTAATTACTGACTTTGCTGGTACAACTGGTTATCAAATAGAGGGTACGCCCAGAGCCTCTGCCCCAGTTATTGAACCAAAAAGAGAAGAGCCAAAAGAGGAAGTACAAGAAGTTGTTGAGGAAAGGAAGGAGCCTGTTGATGAACAAAATGATAGAAAGCAGGAGCAACCGATTGAGAAGACAGTTGCTAACGAACAAGCTCCGAAAAAGGTTGAAAAAAAACAAGTCATTACAAAGAATGATAAGCTCAAAGCCCTAGTATCAAAAAGAGCAGTGGCTTTAGCTAAGAAAGTAGAGGGTGCAGTTACCCTAGAACAACAGATTGTAGTACAGCAACAGTTAATGTCACTTATTTCGTTTGTACCTAACTTTAACTATGCTGAACAAGAGATGAAAGACCTAGCTAGTTTCTACCCTAGTAAAGAGAATGTAGATAATGCTTTTGCTAGATGGTTTGTAAACGATAAAAACTTTATAAAATTAGAAGACTTACAATATCCACAAAGGAATACACAATGGCAGAGATAGAATATCAAGGAATCAAAGTAGGTGGTAGTAAACTACTACTTATCGTACCTTTAGTCACAAGTATTGTAGGTGGTTTGTGGGGTGGCTTTGAGTTTTACAAAGATTACACAGATATGAAAGCACAGATTATGAGCTATGTTGCACCAGATCTTAGTGGTATTAAGCAACAAGTAGCAGTGTTTCAAGCAGAGAACCTTACTATTCGTCAGACTATGGAACAACAAGTAAAGATTATAGAAAAGCTATCTGGTGATATGTACAAGATAGAAGAACGAATAGATAAGAAAATAACTAAAGCATTAGAAAATCCGTTGAACTATTAATGACTGATTTAGCTATATCATTACTACCTTGGCAACAAAAAGTCTGGGATAGTGAAGCAAGATTTAAAGTAGTAGCTGCTGGTAGACGAACAGGTAAGTCTAGGTTAGCTGCTTACTTACTAATTGTTAATGCCTTACAGGCTAAACAAGGTCAAGTCTTTTATGTTGCACCTACACAAGGGCAAGCAAGAGACATTATGTGGCAAGTGTTACTAGAGGCAGGACACCCAGTAATTAAATCTAGTCACATAAACAATTTACAAGTTACATTGATTAACGGAACTATTATTTCGTTAAAGGGTGCAGACAGACCAGAAACAATGCGTGGTGTATCTCTCAAGTTCCTAGTAATGGACGAGTACGCTGACATGAAGCCAGAGGTCTGGGAACAAATACTTAGACCTGCACTAACAGACCAGAAGGGTACTGCATTATTTATTGGTACACCAATGGGAAGAAACCATTTTTATGATTTATATCAACTAGCAAAACTTGAGGAACATGATACTTATGAAGCTTGGCACTTTACATCTTACGATAACCCTATATTGGATAAAGATGAAATCAATATGGCAAAAGAATCGATGTCGTCTTTTGCGTTTAGGCAAGAGTATATGGCAAGTTTTGAAGCACAGGGTTCTGACATATTTAAAGAAGGTTGGATTAAGATGTCTATTGATGAACCCGATATGGGCGACTACTACATTGCCATTGATATGGCAGGATTTGAAGAAGCTGGTAAGAAAAAGAAAACAAGATTAGATAACACAGCTATCTCTATTGTTAAAGTTAATGAAAGTGGTTGGTGGGTTAAAGATATTATTTATGGCAGATGGACGTTTGAAGAAACTGCTGAAGCCATATTTGATGCAGTAGCAGAGTACGAACCAGTAGCAGTAGGTATAGAGAAAGGTATATCTAAACAAGCAATCATGTCACCACTAACAGATATGATGAAACAAAGAGGTAAGTTTTTTAATGTACAAGAACTATCTCATGGTAACAAACGAAAGGTTGACAGGATAGTAGCAGCACTTCAAGGAAGGTTTGAACATGGTGCTATTAAACTTAATGAAGGAGATTGGAATGTTGAGTTCCTTGACGAGTTGTTTCAGTTTCCTAATCCGCAGGTACATGATGACTTGATTGATTCATTAGCCTACATAGACCAGCTTGCTAAAGTGACTTATTACTATGACTTTGAGCAAGATGATTATGAAATCTTAGACGAAGTAGCAGGATACTAAAATGGAAACTGAAGAAAATAAACCAGAATTTATTGATAGAATAAATAACCCAGAAAAATATCCTTATATTACTAATGAAGATGGCAGTATATCTACGCATAACATGGCGGCAGAAGTTGATGAAGATGGTAATTGGTTTGTTTTTCCTACTATTGTTCAAATGCCTTCTGGAGAACTTTATAAATTTAAAGACAGTACATCAGCACAAGAATATAATTTAAGAACAAATAATTATTTACCTATGAAAAATAAAAAAGAAGCTATTGATTATGCTAAGGGTGGTTATAAAAATAAAACACCTTTACAAAAGTTTAACCCTTTAAAAAAAACTAGGACAACAAAATAATGAAAGATGAAGATTATAGTGAAGATTCTACAGTAGAAAGTTGGGTAATGAGCAAGTGCGATCAGTGGCGAGATCATTACAATACAAACTATCAAGAAAGATTTGATGAGTACTATCGTACTTGGCGAGGGATATGGGATAAGAATGACTCTATGCGTGAGTCAGAGCGTTCTAGGCTTATTGCCCCTGCTA